ACAATAGGAGCAATACTAGAATTTACTGATCCATTGGAGCCAAAGATTGGTACTGGGCCATTGTCACCAGGTGCCTGAAGTGATAGATAGCTGAGTGGAAATGTTTTTACAGGATCCAACAATTGCTCAAGGCCGGTGATGTTGGGAGTGGTCACATCCAGGATGTCCAAGATCTGTGCCAGTGCATCACCAGAAATCATGGTGAATGCATTGTAGGCCAGGCGCTGTGCTCGATCAAACTCGTTGTTGCTAATGCCTGTGGGATTGAACACGCCTATTCGATTGTCAGTGATTAAATTTTCAATGTCTGTGGCAGTCATGCCCATGGCCAGCATGATATTTTGCAAGGCCGGAACTGTGCCTCTTTGTATTCCTGCTCGGGCAGATATCTGTTGCAGCAGGCCAGCTGGAGTTCCGTATAGATCCAATTTGGCTGTGTTCCAGAGTTCGCCTTGCTTGTCAAGGTCCACACCAAATGACTCAAGGTCTGTGCTGACACTGGTAATGCTGCCTGTGACCAGGTTGTCCATGTTGGTAAATGTAGGACCCAGATACTGATTGACGTTCACCGACGAATTGATATAGTTGTTGGTGGAAGCAATGTAGCTTTGCACTGCCATGAAGCCTTGCGAGAACCGGCCCGCATCCCCGTTGCCCAGATATGCTGCGCAGGTCTGTTCGATTAGATTTGAAAATCCTGATGGGTCCAGCGTTGATCCATCTACTGTGCCCAGGTAGTTCACAAGATATTCTGTGTTTAGATATGTGTAGGTTCCCAGGGGACTGGCTGGTATGCTGTTGCCCAGGGCTGGGCACACCGTGTTGCCCATGCTCAGCAGGCTGTTCAGTGTGGCGGCTGTGGCAAATGTCTGTGACTTGTACGAGCTCACTGCTGCTGCCAGGTTGCTGATCAAGGCGGTGGTATTGAATGTTGATATGGCTGCGGCCAGACCAGGTGGAAACGGTTTGAGTCCTTGATTTTGCAACAGAGCCGCTGTTGCTGTCAACTGCAATGGCGTGGTAATACTGGGCATTATGCAGCTATTCTGACATCGGGACTGCCACCGGCTCGAGCATGGCCACAGGTGTCTGAACTGCCGGTATACACAATGGCTATGCCGCCGGCTCGCACTGTGCCGGATCCATTGGTGGTGGTTGCACTACAGTGAATAGGAGGGCAACGCTTGGCACCGCAGCAGGGATGTGGAGTCACAGAATTTCCCTCCACAATCACAGCTCGGCCGTTTACCCGCACAGATGCAACACCGACCTGGGCAACGCCCCCGGCACCATTTGCATCGCCTACTCTCTGTATTGCTGGCATGTTATCCTAGTATGAGTTTCTTTTCTGGCACCTTGATACCAGTAGTTGCTTCAATGTACTTCATTCTGACTGAGTCATCAGTTAGTGCATAAATCGACACACTATTGCTATTTAGCTTGATTTCTGCAGCGGGATCTGCGGTAAACATACTGGGCACCAGACCAAGCCCTTGTGGACCAGGTGCCACGCTGACTGGATCTTCAATAATCAAAAACTCGCCGCCGGACATTTTGACCTTGGCAATGAGTTCTTCTCCTGAGTTCAACTTAAAGGTGTAAACTTTACCTGTTTCTGCTACTAGTTGCATTTTAAACTTTCTGTATAACGTATTGGTAGTTAATCATACCGATAGCGATTTGCTTACGGAACAGATTAACAAAAGCATCAATGGACATTTTAGGATGGTCCAGCACATCCGGGGACTCGTTCCACAAGTAATCATCAAAGATCATATAGCCTTCTTTTTTAAGCAAGCCAAATGCCATGGTGGCGTCGGCCAACACAGCATCGGAGCAATGACTGCCGTCTACATATATCAAATCAAACTCTCGTCGATCCACAATCAACTGTGCCAGGCCGTGATAACTCATCACAGGCATGACCTCAACTGTCTGTGTGGGCAACTTTGTTAAATTTGTGTTGTGCTTGTGTATTTCTTGTATGATACGTTGCTCGGGCAATGCATCATTCTTGTATGCATTCAGTGGGGTGTTTCCAAAAGGATCTATACACGTAATTGTGCCGTTTTCGGCCAGTAAGTTTTCCAGCATCCAGCAAGTGCTACGACCTTCGTGCGACCCAATCTCCAAGATATTAGATAACTTTTGTTCAGCATGTTCTTTGATAAAGTTAAAATTTACCAGGCCGTTTGAAAACCAATCGGCAGTAAAAAAATGTTTGGTGTCGAAGTCTGGAATGTTTTGTCGAAACCAGTCTATGGTGATGTTGTCTAGATCAGGCAAGTTTTTTTCTGAGATCATCGAACCCTCCTACTAGTTCTTCATCCAAGAAGATCTGCGGCACTGTCCGAGCGTTTGGTACTGCTTCTAGTAGTTGTTCACGTGTCCAGTTTTGGCTCACGTTGCGTTCTTCGTATTCGATGCCTCGAGATTCCAGTAGTGCTTTTGCTTGAGTGCAGAAAGGACAGGAGTCTTTGGACCATACAATTGCTTTCATTTTATTTTCCTTATAAATTTGGTAGTTGATCGTAGTCTAACTGATCACTCATGACTCCGATAACATAGTTAGTGCTTTCGGACTCTTGCAGTGCAGTTTGTTTGTTGCTGGTGTTCACATGTTTGTTGAACCAGGGAATGGGTGTGCTGCGAGGTGCAGGTTCCAGATACTTGATACCAATTTCCTTGAGTGCAGCCACGGCCGTGTAGTCCACAAAGTCTTTGAGAATATTGGCGTTGAGTCCAATCACAGGTCCCTTGTTGAACAGGTAGTCTGCCCAGCCCTTTTCTTCACGAATCACATCCAGATACAATTCATACACTTCGGCTTCGCACTCGGCCTTGGCAGCAGCAAAGCGTGGATCTTCCTTGACCACCTGATTGATCATGTAGGCGGTCCATTCCTTGTGCAGAATTTCGTCTTGCAGGATCAAGCTGATGATGTTGCCATTGCCCATGAAGATTTTGTTTTCTACCATGGCCAGACTGGTGGCAAAGCTGACCATGAACCTGAATGCTTCCAGTGCATAGCTGGCATGCAAGGCCATGTAGATTGCTCTCACATGTTCGGTTTCTTCCACAGATTGGCCCAGTTCTTTGGCACAGTTGATTCTGTGTAGGTCATCATAGTATTTGCCCACGCTGGACGCCATGTCAATGATCTGTTGTGTGTCGTGAATGGTGTTGAACACATCCTTGGGCACGTTGTAGATGTTGCGAATAATGTGACTGTAGCTCTTTGAGTGAATGTTGGTTTCAAAGAATGTCCAGTTGTAGATCAAGGCTTCTAGTTCTGGCAGGCTCACTACAGGCATGAAGATTTGACTGGGTCCGCGGCCTTGCAGGCTGTCTAGTGCTGTTTGGCGTAGCAAGTTGCTGGTAAAAATATGGCGTACTGTTTCGCTGGCATCCTTGAAGTCATTTGAATCTTTGGTCAAGCTGACTTCTTCGGGTTGCCAGAAGAATCCACGTGCTGTGGCTTCATAGTCTGCAATCTTTTTGTACTTGACTTCTTCAAAGCGTTGAATGGTCACAGGTCCGGCTGGATCCAGAAACATCTTGCGATTGAGATAGTCTGTCTTGGTGTGTAAGTTGTATTGTTGTTTTGACATTTTAATATTTTCCTGAAGCAAGTACTATCTTGCAAATGTGTTCTAATCGTTCTATGTGCTCGTAAGCACGCCACGGGCTGGTATCTATAGCAACCACTCCATGCCCCTTGATGCCTACTATGTCGTAGGCAATATTGCCAGCGTCGTCTAATTGTAACTGCTTGTGGCACTGGTATGCAAGCGCTTGGCTGATGGGAGCCACATCGCCCACATTGGGTGCTACCCGAGTGTAGCGATTCAATTCTGGAAACGCTGCACTCACATTACTCAAATCAATACCAGCATGCATGGCCGCTATACAGTAGGTGGGATGTAGATGAACCACTACTCGCACTTCATCGCGGTGTTGGCCCATTTTTCGCTGTAGTCCAAGGTGTAGGGGTAGTTCACCTGACGGTCTAAGATTGGCACTGATATCAGTGTATGGTTGTTCTTCCCACAACATACTACCAACAATACGAATCTTCTTGAATTGATCTGGTTGTAGTGTTTGCTTGCGCACGCCACTGGGTGTGATATAAAAGTGATCACGGTCGTGGTGGCGAATACTCACATTGCCATCACGACTGGTAATCCAATTGCGTTTGTAGGCATCCAACATCACATCACAGATAGTTTCTAGCATGGTTGTCTCATTTGATTGTTATTTAATTAGA